CGTAGTCTGGGTCATCTTGATCAAGTTCAGCATAGGGGTCTCTTGGCGCAGGCTCTGGTTTCCTGTTGGTTTCAATAAGCATCTGACGAAGCTCTTGAATAACCCCAACAAGTTGCTGGTTCTGGCCAGACAGGTCTTCAAGACGCTGATCACGGTTTGACATTTTACGGTCAAGTTCCGCCTTCAGATTCTCGATTCGCTGGTGGTCAACAACCGGCTCCTCTTCCTCACCACTCGCTTCAGCAGTCTCCTCCGAGTACGGATTCTCTACCTCTTCCCCACCTTCTACGGTTTCTTCGCCCGAGCTTGACGCGCTCGCCTCGACAGAAACACCCTCGACTTCAGGAGTCTGCGATGATGCTTCCGACTCGGTCCCCGTATCTTCAGCAGAAACGTCCGCGCTGGAGTCCAACGCCTCGTTCCACTGATCACTTGTTCCCCAGGCTGGCCCTGGCTTTTCTTCTTGGGACATGCCCAACTCCCGGTCGTTACGCGACCAACCGATTAAATCGTTCTTCCAGCAATCTCTTCAAGACCCTGAATCTCTTCCATTGACGGCTCTGGGGTGGGCAATCCCGCTCCCCCCGCCTGAAACGCCGGTACGTCTGGAGTCATCCCGCCCATCTCTGGGCCTGGCGGTCCTTGCGGTCCTCCCGGTCCTTGCGGACCCGGTCCTGGCGGCGTACCTCCCTGGAGCATGGCCGCATGTTGCTGTATATGCAACATAAAAGCCTGCTTGATGTTCTCAGGTGCGCCATAGAACTTGTTCTCTTTCATCGAATCGATGTGCGCCTCAAGGTGCGATGCATGGTCCTCATGCTGGCTCGCACTGACCTGACCGCCATCGTAAATCATGTCGTTTTCGTTCCGCGCGCGCTCTTTGTCGCGATCCATACCGTCGTAGATATCCCCAATATCCCCGAACTCCAACATCTTCAAGGCTTTTTCTCTCGTGATCAATCCCATCTGCGCCAATTGCAGCACCAGCTGGCGGCGTGCTTCGCGGTTCTGAGGCAGGCTCGACTCAATCTGGAACTCTACATCTTCAAAGCGAATGTTCGCGGCGTCAAGACTCTTTGCCTCGCTGACAGCGTTCTCGCCAAGTATCCGATAGTTGAGCGGGAAGTCGGCGTTGTCTCGCCACGTTTCCAACATCATCCTGCCCAGGATTCGGAGTGCCTGGCGCATACACTTCAATGTCGGCCCGAGCTTGGTATTGTCCTGCTCTGCCTGGAACAGAACCGACCGACCAGACTGAGAAGCACCAGCAGACATGCCCATCGACGCCTCGTGGATGCCCAGGACGTACTGTTGCGCCTCCCTGAACATGCCGGCCAGGTTCATCATGTTTGGCGAAACCGGGTCACCGCGAACCCACTGCGGAGGGCCGTGGGTTGGGTTGTATTCGATCTTCTCACCAGGGGCAGAGGTAATCTTGGTTACACCAGAGCCCTTTGGAATCAACCACTTACCGTGCGCCGACAGCGCCATCTGCTCAACGATGAGAGAGAATATCTGGTTGATATTCATCTGCAACTCGCGAGCGTAGTTCATGGGCGTGACACCGTACATGCCGTCGTTGTTGGGATAGAACGGGCAATATACGAAGGGCAGTTTGTCGATCGGCTCTTCGCCCTCTTTGGGCACCTCGTACTCAAGAACCTTGTCGCCAGCAACAACAGCGCGGCGACCGCGAGGGAAGTCCTTGCTGGGTCGCTCCCAGTATTCCTTGAGCATCGACATGTCGGCAGCATCGTCGCGAACAGTGCCGGCAACGCCAATCCAATCGTAGCCAAAGCTCGATGCGCGCTGACCCTGAACCTCAACACCCCAACGCGCATAGACCTCGTCTACATGCATGAAGTGGACGTGGATGAGCCACCTGGCCTCCTCAAACTTCTTTGCGCCTGGGTCTACGAAGATTTCAAAGGGCGAGACAGACTCGACAACAAGGTCGCCCTCTTTCTGAACCCGGTCGTCTTCGCTGATTCCGAACTCACTAGCCACAACCTCATCAAGTTCCTGGGTGGGACCACCCTCTGGATTCCAATAGACCTTCCACCAGGCCGAGCCGGTGACAAAGAGGTTGCTTGCCCACTTCGTAAGTTCAACATCCCAACCAATCTTGCGGAACTGGTACTCTATTAACCTCTCACACGCACGCGCGAGGGAGCGGTCCTCGTCGGTGTTGGTGGCCGGCAGGACTGCCGGGACCGGGCGTTGTGCCGTCAACTTGGCAACGACAGCCCGCTCGATGGACATCAATCCGTTGACCGTGACCTGTTTTCTCCATGACCGGCGCGGTATTGGGCGCACGTCTCTGGCGTCCCCATCAACCGCATACCACTGATTTCCCTTGATAAACGCGCTGTTGAGATACCAATCACGCGCCAATGGAGAGCGGGCCGACTCTGCACGCCGAAACTGCGAGTCTACATGCGCCGCAGGGTCTTCCCCGGTGCGTTCAAGTTCTCGTTTGAGCCTTTCGGCTCTCAGGTCTGCTGTCGCTTTGGGCATATCAATATGGGCTTAGAATTGGAGGTGGAGTCATCCACGGAAACCTTGGGTCCATCGACCCGGCGGCAGGCCCCTGCATTAGTCCTGGGTGGGGTGCAAATACTGTTGATGGTGTCGTTGCTACGCCGGCTCCTGGTGCGGGCTCCACAATGCCCTGTTGGAGAGACATGTGCGGCTGCTTTGGATCCCCCCACGACGACCCAAACTCGGCGGCATCATAGCTAACGCTTGGGCCAGAAAAGCTGGGGGTGGGCGGGAGCCCCGCCTGCATCCCGTAACCGCCAACGCTTGTCGCTCCAGACGGGATCAGGTTCTTTTGATGGTCTTCGTAAGCCTTGACCCCATACGGAAGGGTGGTGAATCCAGCCTGTAGTCCCTGGCCGACGTACCGCATGGCTTCCCTTGGGTCGTCTTGAAGGGCGGCGGTTCCAAACTGGGCGGCGGCGTGCCCTATGCCGGCACCAATACCAACGCCAGCGCCCGGCAACGCTATGCCACCAATAGCACCGCCAAGAATTGGAAGGCCGATCTGCATTCCCATCGCCAGATAGTCATCTGAGTCCATTTCTGGCTCTTTGATTTCTTGGGGCGGTATCTTTCTCCAAGCCATTGTCTCTCCTACATCCAACTCAGTGCTTTTATAACGTCCTCTTCAGTGTTGATGTCCTTAGCAATCGACCTCTTCAGTGGCGCCGAGACGCGGTCTGCCATCTGCATGACCTCGGTTGGGTCGTGCTTTGCTTTGAGTAGTCCAGACCTCAACGCATCCCGGTGCCTGCGGTCCTTCATATTGTAGACCATATCAACGCCATCGGCCCGCACCAAGACAACCCGGCTATTCTTGTAGTCGTAGACCGGAACAAAGGCCAGCTCGTTCTGCGCCGCCTGCCTACGAGCGGATATAACGATACTGAGCAGGGTGCCGTCGTAGTTGCTTCCCACTGCGGCGCGCTTCTGCATCTTTGGGATATCCATCACCCTGGCGTGCTCCTTTACCTTAGTCTTGGTTGGCTTTTTCTTGGCCCTCCCTTTCCGCAGCACCTTTGCAGAGCCCGCAAGACCAGCCTTTAGTGCGGCCTGGGTAGTTCCGGCACCACCAGCCCCTTTTGTTCGCGAGAGAAACGCCGACCTGGCCGACTCATCGATTGGAGCCATTGTCCGCGTCTGGCCAGGCGTCATTTGTAGGGCAGCCTGTAGGGCGGCCTGTGGTGCAGCCTGTGGCGCCGGCCTTTCGGCAGCCATTCCTCGCGGTGGAGAGGGAAGTGGCGACCCCCTCACCCCAGACTTATACCGACTCTCCGGCCCTGTGGTTGGCGTTCCCATCAGGGTTGGATTATATAGTTCACGATACCGCCCCTTTGCTTCCCGCTTGGCCAACCACCTGTCATACGCATCACCCATTCCCTGGTAAACCAATCCACTGGAGCCGAATGGGGCGCGACTCGCGGCCTCAGACCAGCCCATCTCTGGAGTAATGCCGTGCTTCTGGTAATATGGAGACGAAGGCATCCCGGCTGTATACCTCCGAATGAACTCTTGCTCTGTGTACGGGTTTTGGGGTTGTGGCATGTCAGTTCCTCTCCGAGTAAGCCTCTATGTCCCGCTCTTCTGGGTCAACAGAGAGGTCGCCGTCCCAGGTCCGACAGG